TATGTTCTAGTAATAGAAGATTTACGACAAGTTGGGGAATTACGATATGAAAATTCTAATCTAGTTGATGATAAAAACTTACACAAGGAAGTGATACGAGATTTGGAATTTCGTTTACAAGGATTTGGTTTTAACTTTAGAAAGTAACTAGTACATAGGTCATTGTACAAACAGTGACCTAAGTACTACTTATAAGAGTAGTAATAACAAGGAGGAAAGAAGATGACAAGTAAGATAAATGGTGAATCAACATTTGTAGCAACAGCTATTATGTTGAGGAAAGTAAGAGAAAACCTTGCAACACTAGAAGAAATGAACTGGGATACTGACAAACCAGAATCTCAGAATTTATTAACTAGCCACGAGGATTTCGCAAAGCTTACATTCATATCAGATAACCTACTAGGGATAGTTGGTACTGATGGGAGTGATATTGATAGCAAGATAGATAGGTTAGAAATAGCTATCTTTGACCATAACAAAGATAAAACAAGTGGAGGGTACAAAGGATTATCATCCGAAGTATTTGGAAAAGGCTCTTACCAAGAGAACGAGCTGAACAACGACTGGTTGAAATGGTACGAGGCTACAAAAAATAATAAGGAAAAATCACACAGTTGGCAGGACATGGCTAACTTGACACACGAAACACAAGTAAAAGAATTTAACTTTTGTTTATGTGAGGAACAAGAACAATTTCCATACGAAGATTGTCCAAAGTAAGTAGCTAGTATACAGGTCACTGTACAAACGGTGACCTGAATACTACTTATAAGAGTAGTAGAAACAAGGAGGAAACGAAATGAACAGAGTAACAAAGAAAAGACTTTATTCATTAGTTGAAAAAATTAATGAGAAGTTAGAGCAACCGAGCAATAGAGAATATGTTTTAGATATTGCTTATGGTGGCTATAAACTGAGCTTAATTGTCAATGATGGTGGAGGTCAAAGCGATATAGGATATTATCGCAAGACAGCTAGGGAAATGTATTTTTTCTTAGAGGGAATAATAATAGGACTCTACGCTATGGATAATAAAAGAGATGGGGATATTTTATAGAGGCTAAAAGATGTAATCCTCCCTTGTTGGACGGTGAATGGTCGTTGTACAAACAGCGACCAAACACCAGAAAAAAAAATAAAAAAAGGTGTAACCTTTTTGATAGGGAGAACGTCAAAGCAGTATGAAACAAAAACAAGGAGAAACAATGAAAAGCAACAAAGAACTTTGGATACTTCAAGCCAATGTTTACAACATAGCAAAAAGAGGGGACACCTATCCACCAACACCTTTAACACATATCAAAGCTAGTGATATGAAAATAAGTGAAAAAGGATTTGTTATGGAAACTGCTTGTGGAAAAGAATTAGTTGAGCCATACGAGAGGGCTTACCGAAATGATTTAGAGAAAAATTCACTTGATAGTTTTTGCAAGGGTTGTTGGAAAGACAACGAGATGTACATAGAGAAAAAAGCTGAGATTGAGTATCTAAGTAATTATCTAACTACCCATTAAAAATAGTGGGTAGATAGATACTTA